CAGCTACGCCACGCCAAACAACTGGATGGTCTCCGCTTGCTTTATGATGCGGTAACTTATAGCTTCCTTTAATGTCAGGATTTTCGCTGTTTACCCAAGCACACATTACCTTTAAGTCGTCTACATCGGCTGCTGATACTTCAGCTGCTGCATCCCAATCTGCATTTTCAGAAGCCTTTGGTGTTCCGTTTGGATGCGCTTGATTATACGATATTGCCCCTTTGCTGTCCTTTAATATGTCTTTTGCCCATTCAGTTAGCGGTTTAATATCTATGCCTTTCATACTAGCTGCTATTAACGCCTCTGGGTTAGCGGGTACTGGAACGCAGCTCCACTCTAATAATTCCTGCTCTTCAAAATCAATACCAGCTTCACGTTCTTCGCTGTATTTCCATTTAACTGGAGTAAAGCCAACTGATGTAGCTTTCATGAAACCGTTCTTGTACAGCTGATAAATCATGTAGCCAAACGGATACACTTCCTTTGGTGTAAACTTAGCTCTGCTTTTAAGTTTTCCATCCTCTACCCATGTGGCTATTGCAGTAGCTACGGGTGGATTAGTATAATCATGAGCAAAGAGCACAACAGGGTTTTTATTATATGAGTCAAGCTTCCACCCGTTCGGATTAATCTTGTCCCCATCTCGATCAACGCTTTCAGTAGATATTACAAATTCAAGCACTAAATCTTCTACTTCGTTTACTTCATCTAAGGTAAAATCTTTATAAACAGCTAAACCATCCTTCGTTTGTGCCTTCTTAAACTCTTCAGTATTAACAAACACTATTGAGCACCTCCTTTCAATTCATTCATTACTGCTTCCTGCTGTTCCTTAAACGCAGTTCTGATAGCTGTTAACATCCTTTGCTCCCATCTACGAGTATGTCTGTCAAATATTTTCCACGCATTAACTCGTTTTTCTTCAGTATCGTACATCCTCTTTCCACCAAACACGGGTGCTACAGTGCATCTACAATTAATGTCTAGCTCAGGCACTCCAAAGTCTCCAGGATACATTGCCTCTTCGCCACTTGGTGATATGAAAGGCTTATCAATCGGCTGTATCTGTCCGTCCATTTCTGCATGCTCATCCCGTGTTCTGTCATCTCGGGTAGCTAGCCATTCCTTCTCCTCTACGTCGCTTTGCTTCATGCCTTCAAAAGAGCCAAAGTTAGAAGCCCTTATTGTTTCAGTTCTTGCTATCACAACGCTGCGTCTTGTTTGAGCCATATCAAAAACAGAATTAATGCGTTCGGCTAAGTGATCGATACTCTCTCCAGCCTCTACACCTTCAGCAAGCTGTTTCCTTATCTCTTCTCTGGTGGCTTCATTGATAATGGTAATATACTTTCCTGCTTCAGTATTGAGAAAATGTATTACTCTAGGGACAGCTACATCAAACTGTGTCTTAGCTCCAATAGTCAAAACAGTACGCTCGCCAAAATCCTCCACGATATTTTCATATACTGGTGCTAAATGATATTTCAAAATGGCTTCTCCGATACTCTCTATAATTCGCCTTATGAATTCACCTTCGTCGCTTACAAATACCTTCTTAGTCTTGTTAACGCTTTTCGGCTGTGTTTCTTCTTCTTGCACTGGCATAGCTCCGAAACCTGATGCAAAATAGATATTATACGGCATTGGGTATACTTCACCCTTTCCATCTTCCAACTTGCTTCGTCCACCCATTTGTCGCCATTCATCAACGGTTAAGCTCCAAGGTGATGCTTGCGCTACTCGTAAAGCATATTCCTTATCTTCAGGTATTGGATTATCGTATTCAAGAATTAAACGATCATCAAACTCTGGTACTAATTTTTCTTGTAGATAGCTGCGTAACAGCTCTAGCCTCGGCTGTATAACCCACCTAGAATATAAATAATCGCTTGCTTCTATTGTGGCTCGGTTTGAAGATTCAACGATGCCTAATATTTCTGGAGGTACACCGTATACATGTATAATCGTATCCCTTTCATACTTCCTTAATTCAACAAGCTGCATGTTTTCAAATGTCTGATTAAGCGTCTGCACCTCCACCTTCTTACTAAGAAAATAAGGTTTATAAACACGCCAAAAGCCTTGGTTTTTATTTATCCAGTCTTGTTCTAATCGCTTTGTATCTTCTGGAGTTAAACCATCAGCGCTTACAATCACATCGGGTCTTGCTCTGTTATAAAACCACGCCTTAGTATGCTTAGCTGCGTATTCATCCGTTTCAAGTTCATCCGCTAACGCTTTTGCCATACCGCTACCTCTACCAAACGGATTAACGGGGTCAGGGTCTACAATCCATAATATTTCAGTTTCAGGAATTTCGGTATTAAAACTTTGATACGAAACACGATACATTGGATTACTTGGAGTAGGAGTATCTACAACCCAGTTTGGTGGTATAGGCCACATAGCTATAGGTATACCAGCATTATTGCGTTCCATTAACATAAACACTTCCCCAGTTAAATCCAAATAAATCTGCATTATCTGTCGCACAATCATTCCAGTCATAAAAGAATTGCCTGAATTAAGTAAATCTAAAAGTGGATGATTGACAACCTCTTTTACCACTTCTTGCTGCTTTAAGTATTGCTTACGAGCTTCGAAACTTGCATACTGAATGTTAGCAGCCTTAAATGCTTTTCCATTATTCGATGCCACATATAAATGCCATCCTGTAGATGCTACACTTCGGCTAACCTTGTTAACTACAGCACGTAGCCATGGCATTGTATTATACGCTTCTAAAAGCTCCTTCGTTCCACGCCTTGGTGGTTCACCGCTTGTGCTTGGATATAAGCCTACAAATAAGCCATGCACTTCTTCTTGAGCATTACCGAAAAGGAATGAAGAAGCAGCTTTGCCGAAGTTTTTTATCCCATCAATTAAACCCAACTATTTACCCCCTTTCCCCCGTTACGGCACTTACCACAATTGTACCATACCTATCTTTGTGTATGAAGCGATAGCATATCTTAATGCGTCCATTAGATGGTCGTATTCTTTAACAGGTTCATCTTGTATGCTGTCGTTATGTACCTTCCACCTATAGTTTTCGATTTCATCTAAAAAGTTCGTTAATCCCCTAAACACAAATAATCTGTCCGTCTTAAATCTACCGATGACATCTTCTATTCCTTCCTTTACCTCTGTCCTTGCACTAACTGCTGGCAAGCCAAGTCTGCGGTATTCTTCAATGGCTGCGGGGTATGATGGATCGCAGAATAATGCACCAATATATTCTCCTTCAGATAGCCTTACAATATCCGATCCAGTTTCCTGCGGTATCTTATTACGTTCATAATATTCCTTGTAAACATACATTACATCGTCTGGACTTATGGCTATCCATACAGCTGCGGTCGGGTTATTATATCCAAAGTCAACACCAACAATTCTACGCCAGTCCTTTGGTATCTCAAATGGCTCAATTACATGTCTTGCTGTATCGAAATCGTCATAAACCAATCCTTCTGGCTTAGCAAACTCGCCTAAGTAAAACATCTTAAATTTCCATGCTGGTAATGTTGCCTTAGCTCTTTCAAACTCTTCTTTTGGGTAATAAGGGTTTTGTATGCTTGGGAATTGTATTACATCGTAATCTTTATCCCCAGCCTTCCATCTATCAAACACTTCTGTTTTTAACCATCCCAAGTTATACGGAGTAGTAGTTATTAATACTCTACCACCATAAAATCCAGTTCTTCTAAGCACAACATCCCATGCTTCACGCTTCATCTGTCCAGCTTCATCCATCCAAGCAGCTCTAACATGAACGCCTTCTAACGTTAACGGATTGTCTGCGCTACCGAAAAACACCTTTCCGCCAGTCGGTAATATATATGTTTTTTCCACTGCACGATATACACCATGTGTAAGTTCATCTAATAATCCCTTAGCCATAGGTAACACTACACGATCAAACATTAAATAAGTCGGAGATACTACTAAGAATGCATCTTTCGGATATTTCTGTATTTCTCGGTATAGCCATAAAGCCCCCATAAAAGTTTTACCGCTTCCAGT